GCTGCCGCAGCCGCTGGCGACTACATCCGCGTGCTGGTTTAGCGCCTGATCAAAAGCCCCCATGCCCTACGCCACCCTTGATGACCTGGCCCAGGCCGCCACCGGTGGCTGGGACGATCTGGCCCAGCGCGCCGCCCCGTCTGCCATGGTAGATGGCGCCCTGCTGCAAGCCACCGTGCAAGCGGCTGACCGATCCGCCTGGAGCGCCGAGGCGCAAGCCGCTGCCGATGCTGCCCTGCTGCGCCTGCAGGCCGTGCTGCAGCAAGCCAGCAGCCATGCCGACACCTACATGTTTCCGCGCTACCGGGCCGTCATGCCGCTGTCGCCAGAGCTGGTAGCCGGCAGCGCCCTGCCAGCCGTGGTGGCGGCCATTGCCCTCAAGCGCCTGCATGGCCACCTGGTGCCAGAAGAGGTGCGCAAAGGCTGCCAGTGGGCAGATGACTACCTGCGCGATGTCAGTAAAGGCGTGGTCAGCCTGGGCGCAGTGGATGCCACCGTGGCTGTAGCCCCCGGGCATGTAACAAGCCGCGTGCCGCCCAAAGCCTTTGACTGGGCCGCTTACCCATGATGGCCGACCTGTTGCTGCTGGAGCCTGCGCTGGCCGCCCGCCTCAAGCAGATGCTGGCCGGCCTCACCCCGGCGGTGCATGTGCTCAGTGCCGATGATCTGGCCGATGTGGCCGAAGAAAAGCAGCTTGTGCCGGCCGTGCACCTGGTCTATCACAACTACCGGGTGCTGGAGAGCCGCAGCGACGGCAGCGCCGCGCGCATTGAGCAAACATGGCTGGCCGTGGTGACCACCCGCAACCTGCGCACCAGCAACGCCAGTGGCACCGCCACCCGCAAGCAGGCTGGCCCGCTGGCCGCATTGGTGTTGCGTGGCCTGATGGGCTGGCGCGCCCCCGACACCGCTGGGCCATTGCGCCTGACCTCTGGCCCTGCCGGCGGGGTCCACAACGGCTTTGGCTACCTGCCGCTGGCCTTTGCAGTTGAGATAGCCCTGACACCCTGACTCACCTGTTTGATTTTTTAACCCCGTTTTGTTTTTGGAGCATTTGCAATCATGACCGACACCGTCTATTACCCCTACCTTGGCAGCGGCAAACTCTACGCCCGCACCCAGGGCGCCGCCGCTGGCCTGATGGAGCTGGGCAACGCCAGCAAGCTCGAAATTGCCGTCAAAGAAGACAAGCAAAAGCTCAAAGACTTCAGCAAACCCGGTGGCGGCACCTACGCCAGTGTCAGCCGCATCAGCGAGGCCACGCTGCAGATGACCCTGAACGACCTGAACAAAACCAACGTCGCCCGCGCCGTCTTTGGCACTGAATCTGCAGTTACTGGCGCCACCATCGCCGACGAAGCCGTCACCGCCTACAAAGGCGCCATCGTGCCCCTGCTGCACCCCAACCCCACGGCAGTCACCGTCAGCCACACCAGCGGCACGCCCAACTATGTAGCCAACACCGACTATGAAGTGCGCGCCGGTGGCATCTACATCATCCCCGCAGGTGCCATCACCGACGCGCAGGCGCTCAAGGTCGATTACACCTTTGCGTCTTATGACAAGGTCGAGGCCATGACCAGCTCGTCAATCCTGCTGGAGCTGCACTTTGAAGGCCTCAACGAAGCCAACAGCGGCAAGCCGGTGATTGTGGACATCTACAAAGCCCAGCTCAGCCCGACCAAGGCACTCAGCCTGCTTGGCGACAAGTTTGCCGACCTGCAGGTAGAGGCCGAAATCTTGGCCGACACCAGCAAAACCGGCGTGGGAGTTAGCCAATACTTCAAGGTCAAGCTGGCCTAAAAAGCCGCGCAAAACAAAGTGCAAAAATGGCCGACAACAAAGTTGAGATACAGGTACAAGCCAATGTAGCAGGCACCGACGACATCATCAACCTGGGCAAAAAAGTTGATGCCCTTGGCCCGGCAGGTCAAGCCGCCGCCACTGGCGCCAACTCAGCCGCTAGCGGATTTGCCAAACTGGGCGAAACCGCACTCAGCCTCAACCAAGCCAAAGAACTCATTGGCAGCCTGGTCAGCACCCTGGGCGGCGTGCCGGCCGAAGTCCTCAAAACCGCCGACGCCTACAACAATCTAGCAGCCCGTGTGCAGCTTGTCACCGGATCTGGGCCGGCCTTTCAGACCGCTTTTAACGGCATCAGCGAAGTGGCGCTGCGCACCAGCAGCAACCTCGACAGCACCGGTCAACTGTTCACCAAATTAGCCGAAGCTGGCAAAACCATGGGCATCGGGCAGGCCGAAGCCCTCAAGCTCACCGAAACCGTCAACCAGGCCATCCAGCTCAGTGGCGCCAGCGCCCAAGCCAGCGATGCAGCCATCGTTCAACTGGTGCAAGGCCTGCAAGGCGGCGCGCTGCGCGGTGATGAATTTAATTCGGTCATGGAGCAGTCGCCCCGCCTGGCAAAAGCCCTGGCAGACGGACTTGGCACCACCACCGGCGAACTGCGCAAAATGGCCGAAGCCGGGCAGCTTACCAGCGACGTGGTCATCAAATCACTGCAAGGCCAAAGCGATGCGGTAGCCAGCGAATTTGCCAAACTCCCCCCCACAGTTGGCCGCGCGCTTGAAAACCTCTCAACCAACTGGACGCTCTACGTTGGCGAAACCGACAAAGCCACCGGTGCCAGCAAAGCCGCCGCCACCGTCATCAGCGCACTGGCCAGCAACATCAGCACCATTGCCGGGTTCCTGATTGATGCCGGTCAGGCCGCCGCCGCCTTTGCTGCGCTCAAACTCGCTCAGCACTTTGCCGGCATCGCCACAGCCGCCACCAGCAGCGCCACCGCCGTTGTAGCCAACACCACAGCCATCACCGCAGCAGGCACCGCCAGCACTGCAGCCGCCACCACGGTCGGCAAATTTGCTAGCGTCTTAAGCGGGCTAAAAACCTTTACGCTGCTTGGCCTGATCACCAATTTTCAGGATATTGGCGTAGCCATTGGCGAAGCAGCGGCCAAACTCATGGGGTACAAAGACCGTACCAACGAGCTGGCCGCCGCTGAAAAAGTCGCTGCAACCATTGCCGCCGACAACGTCGCGCAACGTCTGCGCATGGCCGCTGCCACCCAGGCCATCATCGACAAGCAGTTTGAACTCAGCAAAAGTGCCACCGACACCATTGCCGAATTTGACAAGCTCACCAAAGCCGGTGACAGCAGCGCCGAAGCCATCAAAAAAATTGGCAAAGACTTTGATCTGGCCAACATCCCCGGCATCCGCAATGCCGCCAGTGTGCTCGACAAACTTGCCGCCGACGGCAAAATCAGCGCCACCGACTTTCAAAACGCCTGGGCCAACGCCCTCAAGGGCGAAGACCTCGCCAAATTTGAGGTGCAAGCCCGCGCCGCCTTTGCCGGCACCGCCCGCGAGACCGAACGCTTGGCGCAAGTGCTCGATGCCACCCTGCGCGCCAGCATCGAGCGCACCGGGCTAGACTTTGCCATCATCAGTGGCGGCATGAGCAAAGCCTCCATCAGCGCCATCAACGACACCGACGCCATGATCAATGGCCTCGATCGCCTCAAAACCATGGGCGTTGACACCTCCCTGGCCCTGACTGCCAGCCTTGGCAAAGGCATCGACACCGCCGACAGTCAAAAAGCCATTGAAGCCGTGCGCCAGCAAATCGAGGCTGTGCGCAAAGTGTTGGGCGACACCGTGGCAGACGGCCTGCTAGACCAGGCCGCCGCCAAAGCCCTTGAGCTAAAAGACGCGCTCGACAAAGCCACCCCTGGCATCACCAGCGTGCGCGAAGCCATGAAAGAGCTGGGCGTCACCAGCGACCAAACCTTCAAAGACACCGCCGCCAAAAGTGCCGCCGCCTACCAGGCCATGAAAGACTCGGGCACCGCCAGTTTGCGCGAGCTGGCCGACGGCTTCAAAAAATACGCCACAGACGCCATTGCCGCCAATGGTGGCGTAGCCAGCGAAACCCTCAAAACCGAAGCCGCCATGCGCGGCCTGCAAATCACCACCGACAGCACCGGCAAAAGCATTGTCTCGGGCATGAATGCTGGCGCCAAAGCGGTTGACGGCGTTGGCAAAGCCACCCAATCCGCCACCAAATACATGGATGTTTTCCAACGTACAGCAGCAGAAGCCCTGGCTGTGCTGGAACAACAAAACGCCGCCGCCGAACGCTCAATTGCCGCCCAAGAAAAAGCCCACGAGCTCAAGCAACGCGCCATTGATCTTGAAAACAAGCGCCGCAACATGGACAAAGAAGGCTGGGCACTCAACAGCGCAGGCGAGCGCATTGTTGAACAACAAGAAACCCGCCGCTCAATTTACGAAAAAGCCAAGGCATCCGGCCTGTCTGAAGAGCAAGCCCTGCAAGTGGCCAACAAGTACATTGCCGAAACCGGCCAGCAAACCGGCTGGTACGGCGAAGGTGCCGCCCAAGGAAAAAACTGGTCCGTCGCCGTGCAAGAGGCCATCGACAAGCTGGTGCTGGAAAACGCTGCCAAAACAGCCAACACCGATAGCCGAGGCATACCACTTGCCAAAAACCCACCCAATGACCAGCCAGACCACGCCACCCCCGCCAAGCCCGACAACACCACCCACGACCCCATCGCACCCGTCACTCCATCCCCCATTACCAGCGCTAAAAGCTACGACGTCAACATCACCCTCGGTGGCAACCAAACCACCATCCACACCAGCTCAGACGCCGACGCCCAGGCCCTGATCGCCGTGCTGCAGCGCGCCAAGCTCACCGCCTGATCGCCACCACCCAAAACAACAACATCATGGCCATCACCCTCACCCACACCGCCAGCAGCACCACCCTCACGCTGCCCAACGCCCTTAACTGGGTGGATGAATACACCTGGTCTCCTGTGCAACAAAGCAAGGCCTACACCACCACCGGCGCGCTGCTGATCGAAGAGGGCACCAAGCAGGCTGGCCGCCCCATCACCCTGGAGGGCGGCCAAGACCGCACCTGGTGCACCCGCACTCTGGTGGACCAGCTCCACACCTGGGCGCAAACCACCGGCATCGTGCTCACCCTCACCCTGCGCGGCGTCAACCACACCGTCACTTTTGACCACGAACGCGGTGCCCTGCAAGGCCTGCCCGTGCTGTTTTACCAAGACGCATCCATCGGCAGTGATGACTGGTACATCCCCACCCTGCGCTTCATCGAACTTTAAAAAAAGGAACTCGCCATGAAAACTTTTTACCTGCTGCTTGCCCTGCTCATCGCCACTTTGGCTGGTGGCTGCGCATCGCCCGACTATGCCCAGTACACCGCCAGCCACCAGGCCATCGAGTCCGCCCGGCACAACGCCGACGCCGCCAAATACGCCGCATTTGCCAAAATAGCCGAGCAAGGCGACGCCACCGCCAAGGTAGCCGCCGTCATGGCCATGGCCATGGGGCAGGGCGGCCAAACCGCACAAAGCACCCTGCAAGCCCCCCAGCCCAATCAAGTGCTGCAGTGGGCATCCATTCTTGTGCCGGGCATCGTGCAGGCATACGGCATCCGCGCCAATTCGCAAGTTGCCATCAACTCATCAAACAATGCGCGTGATGTAGCGGTATCCACCAACGCCACCTTTGGCGGCATGGGCCAGTCAATCGCCAGCACCGCCCAGTCAGGGGCGATCGGCATGCAAGGCATCGCCACGGCAGGTGCCACGGCACTTCAGGGGCTGGCAAGCACAGGCTACGGCGCACTCAACAGCGTAGCGTCCAACAGCAGCACCACACTGGCTACTGTAGCCACATCCGGCAATACCGCACTGCAAAACGTGGCGACATCGGGCAGCACTGCCATGGTGGCAATCGCCGGGTCTGGTACATCCGGGCTTGTCGATGTTGCCAAGTCGGGCGGCTCAAACCTTGTCGCAGTGTCAGGTGCAGGAATGACCACACTGCAAAGCATGGCAACAAGCAGCAACACGGCGATGGTAGATATTGCAAAAGCAGGTAGCACCGCAACGCAAGCAGCAGCGCAAGCGGGTGCCTCATCAGTCGCGGCAGGGTTCGCTGCAATGGCCGCAGGAGCCTCGGGGCTGACTGGTGTAGCCACGGCGGCAGTAAATGCAGCAGGGGCCAATGTAGCGCCGACTGTCACCAACAATACGACCACTACGACAACTACCCTCAGCGGTACGGGAACGCTTGGTAGCGGTGATTACAGCACTGTCGATAGCCATGCAACCAGTACAACAACCGACAACCATTCGGTTATCAACCCGGCCCCGGTCGTCATCACCCCGGTGGTGCAGATCGTGCCCACGGTGATCACCCCAATAACCCCCATCGTGCCGACCGTGATAACACCGACCGTCATCAATCCGCCGGTCGTCATCACCCCGGTGGTCAACGCCCCGCCAGCAACCATTTAACTCAAGCCCCACCATGCCCATACTCACCGGCGACATCAAACTCGTAGC